TTTGGCGAAGCCCCGTTACACTTTGGCGAAGCCCCGTTACACTTTGGCGAAGCCCCGTTACACTTTGGCGAAGCCCCGTTACACTTTGGCGAAGCCCCGTTACACTTTGGCTAGTCCCGTCTTCTTGAGTGACTCTGTCGCCTTTACTTCGCGATGATCATGCAGCCACTGGACTAGCGACTGGCTCTGTGATGCACTGACACCCGCCTGTGTCGCCCAGTTTGCAATCTCCTTCTCCAGATAGCCCCACGAGAGAGCCGCAGGAGCGGCCTTCTTTTGTATTGTGAGCGATGCACCTGACACCTGAATCGTTGATTTATCGAGACGCATCTGCTTCATCAGCGCAATCGCATCAGTCTCGTGTTTGGACCTCAAGGTCCGTGCATTTGCCGCCTGTGCGTTATGATTCTCTAACAGATTATCCATATGAATCCAACCCCGGATAGAGTCTATTAGCCGTTGTTTGGGATCCTTAACAGCAATGTCGGTCATCTATCCATGCGATGGAATGTTAATGGCGGTTGATGCCGCAGAGCCAGAGCGAAGCACGATCACGCAGGTGACTACTGTACATAAGAGTAGAACCAGAAAACATATGGCAACTCCGACAATCCATGGAAAAATAGAGTTTAGAATGTGACGCACAATGGGGTCAATGATCTTCTGGAGTACGAGCTGCTGGGTGGGGCGTTTCTCAAAGCTGGTTACCCAGCGATCTGCAATCTCCAGCCCGAGTTCATGAAGTGCTGAGCGAGCCGCCTGTTCTTTATCAGTCATTGCTGGAGGGTGCGGTTTTTCATGTCCATACAGAACGCACTCCATCTTAAGATGTCTCTGCAACCACCCAAGCGCCAGTCGACAGGAGGATATTATCTGGCGCTCAGTTCTCCGGTTGTTACTCCCGCTCTTCTGTGTGATACTACATGGAATCCAACGGAGGAGTGGTCAGAATTTGCGATGACTCTTCGCAATAAGCTAGTGGGTGAACTGCTGAGTCACGGCAACTGGTTCTCCCGTCCTCCCCGGCGCGATGTTATAGAGCCGCTATTCGCTCCCTGGGTCGGTAAGTCTATGCAGGGTGTCCTCCAGTTCTCTTGTGCACAACCATCTATCCCTGGCAAGGGACAGGCCAAGTGGCGCCTGGATGGTCTGACAATGACGGCCAGCGCTATTACTCCGAACTGGACAGCGGTAGATTTTACGGCGGCTGAAGAGGAGGATAAGATCTCTATTTTTGGCGATGCAAACACTGTAGATGAGGACGATGAACGTGAGATCCAGTTTGACGACATTGAGCTCGCTTCTCCGGCTGCAGCCCCGACCCGCATGCGGAACCGCGAATGGGAGGCCGCGAAGTTCATGGCCAAGGAGCGAGTTCGCGAAGCCCGCCTGAAGGCTCAGATTGCGGATCGGCTTGCAGCGAAGGAGGAATCCCGGTTTTACGCAAAGTTCGGTGATCTGGATGATGGCGAATCGCATTTCAGCGAATACGATCTGACGGAGGATGAAAATGAGGCCGCTTCTTCGGATTCGCCGTAACAATTTTCACGCTTCTCAGCAGAACGATGTTTGACCAGAACTTGATTGTCGGCCTCGTGGTCCTCGGCGTTGTTGTCCTGGCTGTCTATGCATATGCGCCTAAGCTAACTAGCATGCTTTCCGGCATGAGACTGGAGGGCTTTGAGGACCCCAAGAGACTCGCGCAGAAGATGATGAAGGATAACACCAATCACCCTAATGCGCACAATGGTGGTATGGGTGCGAACAAGGCGGCGTCAGAGGGCGCCGATGCACTTGCCAACAAGCATGCCATGCGGAACCCTACAATGGCCACGGATAACTTCACCGACTATGCCGCCGTTGATTCCGAGATGGGCCCCGTCCCCATGGCGGCCTCGCAGAAGCCCCAGGGCTGCTACCCCCGTGAGCAGCTCAATCCGGTAGAGCTCCTGCCGTCTGACCCCAATTCGCAGTGGGCGCAGGTGAACCCCCAGGGCGCGGGTGACATCCAGGGCAAGAACTTCCTGTCGGCCGGTGCGCTCATCGGTATCAACACGATTGGCCAGTCTCTCCGTAACGCGAATCTGCAGCTGCGCGCAGAGCCTCCCTGCCCCCAGGTCAACGTGAGCCCCTGGATGAACAGCACGATCGAGCCCGATTTGATCCGCAAGCCTCTCGAGTAATGTTTAACAACTCTTTTTATTCTTAATCTATAAGTTAGCAAATTTATAGATTATATCACAAAGATGATACGGGAATTAATTTAGTCTGTAAATGTAGTATGGTTCTGCTTAGTAATGATAATCACATGATTATCCGCAAACACCACATCCTAAAATCTCTTGACGATAAGAAGATCAAGTTTACGGTAGAAGTGATTCCTGCAACTGAGAAAGAGCTTATGGAGAGTATGCCTACACAACATATTATATTTACAGATGCGGAAATCAAACAAATAATGACATCCACCAATAAGGTAAGCAAATGAGTGGAGCTCTTAGTCCATATGCTCTTGTTCTCGGCGTGCTTGGTGCAGGTGCTGCCGCCTTTGCATACAAGGCCGGCAGCTACGACATGGCCCACGTTGAATCCAAAGTCGATGGCCAAAAATATCTGGTGCGCAATCTTCCAGACAAACAGGATGCCGCCGATCGTCTGGCCCGCACGCGTGCAAAACTCATGCGTCTCATGAAAGATCTCAAACAGACGCATCCCGATAAGCCCTTTGTTACACAGCTCCTGCGCAATTTTGATGCCGATCCTTCCCGTTTCTCAGAATCAACGCCCGATGCCAGCTATACTTCCTACTCGGTGAATAAGGGCGAAAAGGTCTATATGTGCTTAAGACAGCGGAATGCGAAAGAGGAACTCGTTAATGAGAATATTATCACCTTCGTGGCTCTGCATGAACTCGCCCACTGTGGGACGAGCGAAATCGGTCACACACCGCTCTTCTGGAACAACTTTGCCTGGGTTCTGAAGCGCGCAGAAGAAATGAAGATCTATGAATACACAGATTTTTCGGCCCATCCCGTAGAATACTGCGGTATTCACATCACCGATCAACCAACGTACGACAAGGCTAAGGATCCTGATGCTGGGAAGTAAGTAGTAAATCAATTGCTGCGGCCTTACCCATATAGCCATCCGTACGTGACCACTTGCCAGGACATTCCAACTTATAGGTCGCGAAAAACATCTCGATCTCTGCAAGGATATCAGTGCTTACATCCGATCCATCCACTGTACAAATCACCTTCTCATCCATGCCCTTCTCATCCTCCATGCGAAGTGCATTGACAATATGGACATTATAGACCTTATCGCGCACCAAAGGCGTAGTCGTCACTACTAACGCATCCAGATCATCGCCATCGGCAGCCAGTGTGTTAGGAATGAAACCGTATGCATACGGATAGGCGTGCGGCGGCTGCAATAGACGATCGATCTCCAGACACCGTTTAGCCTTATTGTATTCGTATTTAATATTGCCCCCCTTTTCGATCTCAATATATACGCGAACCTTGTCAGACATCTCTTTCAATCTGACATATGATCCCGTTTAGGTCGTTATTCACCGTTAATTTGGACGGATTCCATTAGAGGACAATGAGCGTAACGACGATTCCGCTTCTTGAGGACCTGCAGGGTCCATACGCCGGCCTTCAGATCGAAATGGTGGGCGTGGAGGGTACCCAGCAACTGACTGATATCTACCCCTTTATCAGTATCACCGATCTCAAACGTCTTATCTGGATACAGCAGGGCGGGGACCCCCGGTGGGCACCCGAACGTGTCTTTGTCGGTGTGCGATCAGGTGATGCCATACGTCCGATTGAGTTTCACTGGCCAGCTGTAGTGACTGGAATCGATTTACCGGACCCCTTATTTAATCGCGTACCGAACCCTGCTCTCGTAGATGAAGTCGGTACGCGTAAGCCGGTGGGGCCGACCATGATCGGTTCTCTGATCCTAGAAACGGCGCTGTCGCCAGAGATCGCGGCGACTGGTACACTGCCCATCATTACAGTCATCTCTCTTGCATCACTGCTTCCCGCAAGCGCCGAAGAGCTGACGGGAGCTCTCTATGGCGGATTCTATCAGATGTATTTTCCGTGGCTCACAGCTCCTTCACAGGTTCTCGATGCCGCTACTCCTTCGGCCGCTCTGGCCGACGCATATGAGGCTATCCGCGTATACTCAGCCGACCGCACGAATAGAATACGTGTAGTTCAGCGCGCTCTCGCAAAGCGCGTCGCTGGCACCGCGGTAACGATGAACACCATGGTTCGCCTTCGCTGGACACTTCCGCCACCGGCCGCAAAACCAGAATCGCTTGAACGCACCTTCTATGGTCTGCATGCAACTGAGACGGTGCCCTTTCTCCGCTATTTCTCTAGCAGAACTCCGCTCCTCAAACTCGGACTGAAAGCGGATGGTACACCCTTTGTTAGTGACGATAAGGTATTCGCACAGTATTTAAATCAGGCTCCTCCCTCTGGCATCAATGTGATTCTCGCAAAGATTCCTTTGGCCTCTGCCCATGTGGAGCGCGGTTCTGCATTTACGCTCTTCATGTTTGAGGACGGTACATGCGATATTTCGCTGGATGTGCCGCAGCGTGGTGCGACCTATATTGCGGCCGTCGCGGCGGATGCACAGCGCCTCCTCAAGTCGGTTATCACGGCAATCGGTTTCAGTGCGGAAGCGGAGCCGGTTCTACGTGATCTGCATGCCACCTACAAATGGACACATCCTGATCCTCGGAGATCGGCACCGATGTCTGTAGCGAAGCTGATGGGGCGTGTAGAGGCACTGACACCGTTTCTGGATCGTGTGCCCGCTCTATCGGGCGAGACTGCACTGGCGGTCTTTCAGTGGCGGGCGGTCAGTAACTACGAGAGCGAAACGGCGCAGTTTGCGTATATTACACAGATGATCTTACGCGGCTCTGCAGAAAAGATGACGCCGGCTGCATATGCGGCGGAAGTTGCTGAGAAGTTCGGTGTCACTTCGGCGGCCGCGGCCGCCATCATTGAGCGCTGGGCCGAACGTCGTGCGGACGCCGTGGCGCCGGCGGCCAGTGTTGGATCCCTCGCTGTTCCTAAGCACTCTACAGGTACATCTGTAGCTATATCGGGTGCACATCCCGAATATATGCTTGAGGTCCAGGGTGTTGATTCCGCTGCGGAATTGCAGAGACTTCTCTCAGTTGTGGGCGTGCTTCTGGGTGCGCCAACGGCTGATCTCTCTATTGCGCCGCCACCACCTGAGATCGAGGCCGTTGCGACGGCCGTTGCGATTGCGGATGCTATGGTTGTTGTCGATGCAGCAGCTGCTGGTGGAGGAGAAGTAGAAGTAGAAGCAGATCTCGGAGAAATGGATCCCGCGATGGCGGCGCTGATGGCGGATCTTGGATATGGCGGTGAGCCAGAAGAGGAGGAAGAGGAGGAGGAGAAGGAGAAGGAAGGGGCGCCGGCTCTCGTGATCGAAGAAGTGGTTCCGCCTCTGGGTCCTCCCGCAGCCGCTCCAGATCTGGCTGCCGCCGTTGCAGCGGTAGAAGATGAATGTCGCGGCAATCCATGGGGGCCCGGTGAAGCACCACTCAAGATCACGGCTGACTACTATATGGCCAAACTCAAGAAGGAAGACAAGGTGCTATTCGGCTATTCTAGCACAGCGACCGGTCGTGTGAAGACCTATAGTAAATCCTGTCAGCGTCGCGATGATCGTCAGCCGAATATCATGACCCTTGCGGAATACGCCCGCGTCAAACGATGCTATGAGGATCGCGTCCGCTTTGTCGATCTCCCGCCGCGCAAGGCCACTGATCTACCCCAGGATCCGACATGGAATCCCAAGAAGCGCGTCGACGACGCATATTTTTTCACGGACCACACACCGGGTCCCACATTGGGAATGCCGCTATGGTCGGTCTATGGCTACGAAAACAAGACGCGGCCCGGTGAATATCTCTACGTGATTTGCGCCGAACTATGGTGCGATCGCGATAATCTGCCTCTTCTGCAGGCCGAGTACGAGGGCACCCAGGGCCGTTCCTTCGCGAAGCCGGCGATGACTTGCCCCTTCTGCGCCGGTCGGCAGATCACCGACATGTCGAACCCGAAAACCGGTGAATCAGTGATTGTCAGGACACCTAAGGAGAGCACGGGCAAGCTGCATCGCTACATTGGCACGATTACGAGAAACAAACATCCTGCGGGGCACCCTCTGCCATGCTGCGACACAACTCCGCGTCTCCTGGAAAAATATTTGAAGGCAGCCTATCTGGGTCAGCTTGAATTCGGAAAGGATCTCGCAGTCGAAGGCGAAGGAGAGGTCGACGTAGAAGGAGATGGCGAAGGAGCTGCACCACCACCGGAACTGGAGCTCGAAGCGGCTGAAGGCGATGGTATTCGGACCGATTACCGCCAACGCCTTGGCAGCATGCACACACAGTACATTCTTGGTGCCGACAATGCACTCAAGGCGGGCAAAATCGGCCTTGTGTCAGCCCGTCTGGATGCCTTCTTTGGTCAGAATAGTACGAAGGCCACCGAGCTCCGCGGTATAAGTCGCACATTCAGTGAGGGCGTGCAGCTCTTTGTACGCATGGGTGTAGATACAGAGGCCCGCACCGTGGGACTAAATCTGTTTGGTGTTTTGGCACCGTTGTTGGGTTTCGAGTCGGCTGTGGAGTGTCAGAGATCTATTCTCCAGAAGCGGATGGTGCGTGCATTCGAGTCGGCCAACTATGGCACTCTCGTACAAGAGTTTGCGGCGAAGGCGACGGTGTCAGAAGAGGCATTAGCCACATCGCTGCCGGATTTCGCCGGTGAATTCGGCTACCGTCTCGATACTAACAGAGCACACGTGGTTCGCCTATATCGTGCCTGGACGGCATTTCTATCATATCTCGCCGATAACAAGGTGCCCAAAAAGCTACGGCATCTGGAGCATCTTCTGGCACAGCCGCAGGTCATTAGTCCTCGTGGCCTGCTTCTAGTTACGCTGGAGCAACAGGGGGACAAAATAGTAGTCGCCTGTCCTTCATTCGGTATTCCAATGGCATCGGTTTTTGGCGATGTGCCGATCGCCTTTGTCTGGCACGACGTACGCGACGAGAGCTGGGAGCTGATTGTTCTGTATAATGGCACAAAGGATGCGGTACGCTTCTTTGGTGAACGTGGCCCTGAGATGGAACAGGTGCCAGCACGTCTCCGCGCATCGCTGCTGCAGTGGCTGCGCGACTGGCGGTCTAGTTCCAATGGCTGTGGCCGCCCTGCCCCGCCGCCACATGTCTGGACACCCGACAAGCCTACTACGGATCTGCCACGCCTATCACAGCTCCGCAACCGTGCAACGACTCTGGTTCGCGATCGCAGCAACCGGCTGGCGGGTGTCTTGATCAATAATCTGTTCGTTCCCTGTCTGGACGACGGCCTGCTGGCCGTGCAACTGCCGCGTATCTTTGAGGCAGACAGCATACCACAGATGCCACTGGACGCCTATTTGAAGTTCTATGCGGCTCTAGCTACGGAATTCCCTGGACTGACACCGACCACCCTTATCCCATCGAAGAATGACGCTTCTCAGATTATAGGATTCATCACCGCAGTAGGATCTATGGTACCGACTGCTGAATCGCCGAACTCATCAGAGTTGCCGGTGGACATAACACCGCGATCCTTCCCCTGGGAGCGCGACGCATTGATTCTGAGGGCACCTGACGTGCAGGTCACTGCCGGTACGGTCCTGGAAGAATCCACCGCATCTATCGAAGAGCAGATCGCGGAGGCTTATCAGTACTTGCGTCTGACACTGAGTCGCTGGCTGATCCGTGATGCGCGCGGACCGGCCATGCGCCTCGCGCTGGCGAAACTCTTACAGGCGAGCTATCCGCTATATGAGAAGCGAAAGCGGATGGACATCGTGTTAGAACCTCTGATCCGTGAATGGATGTCGGTAGAAACTACCGCTGAACGCAAATCGCTATCGCTACTGCGTCAGGACTGTTTGAGCTTAGAGGGGACGGCTTGTTCGGAGGCCGAAGGTTGCTCATTGGTTGAGGGAGGTCGCTGTCTTATCCATGTGCCAAATAAGGAGGGTGGCACGGATCCGATCCGGATTTTTACGGCACGACTGAGCGACGAACTGTTACGCTATGCGGCTCAACGCCGAGAGATTCTGGAAGATAAGGTGGCGGCGATTCGTACACCGCGGGGGGCGGTGCGCGTTGGTGACGAACTTTTCATGGCGACCAAACCGAAGGAGGCAGCACGTGCAATTATGGAGCGCCTCGGATTTACGGGGCAGGCAGCTGTCACCTTCCCTGAAGAGATGTTACGGTTTGAAGGAGCGGAGGAGGAAGTAAGAGAAGAGGTAGTGGAAGTGGTCGCTACGCTTCCAGAGAGCTGGTTGGAGAAGGGGCTCAGAGTTGCTAATCCACCATTGGAGATTGAAGATGCACGACGCCTTGCTTTTGCAGAAGGCACTGCACGCCCATTAGAGAAGTGGGAGGAATATATCAAGGATCGGCGTAGAAAGTTGGGCCTGGAGGGTGATCCTGATCGTCCTCTCCAATGGTCTCAACAGGATTTCTATGTGATTGCATCATTGGCATCGAGTAATGTGCTATTTTACAAGGGAGGCAAAATCGACATATGGATTCAGCCACCGGCATCGGCTGGTGGCAAACTCGAACAGCAGTTGTATATGATTTTCTGGGGATCACGTGAGCTCTTGGTTACTCGGGGTAAGGTATTCAGATTCCTTACAAAGGATCTACCGGTTGATCTGTTGGCTTTGCTTGATGCGGCTAGTCCTATTCCAGATGAGGAGGCACGTGGATTTGCTCTTGCAGAGCCATCTGCTCCTCCTGCCCCTGTAGAGCCACCTTCTCCTGCTGAGCCGCCTGCACCTGTAGAGCCTCCTGCACCTGTAGAGTCTCCTGCACCTGTAGAGTCTCCTGCACCTGTAGAGCCTCCTGCACCTGTAGAGCCTCCTGCACCTGTAGAGCCTCCTGCACCTGTAGAACCGCCTGTAGAGCCTCCTGCACCTCCTGCACCTCCTGCCCCTGCACCTCCTGCCCCTGCACCTCCTGCCCCTGCCGATCCCCTTTCTGCCGCCGCACAATCCGTAGTTGATAGTGTTGTTAGCACACTTACAGAAGCTGGTACTCAAATATCAGCGGCCGTAACCTAATCATAGAAAAAAAGACCACGATGCTCGCGATGCATCTTAGTCTCCGAATTATCACAACCAGATGAATTCCAGAAAGACATAAAATACGACTTCAATGCTATTAATATATTGCCCATCTACTCAAATACAACAATTGGTTTAGATCCATCATTGCCCGGGACAGCCAGTGCACGCGCCCGTGCTGCCATCATCTCTGCAACCTCCTCGTCCATGAAGTTGAGCTTCATCACCTTCCACGACGAGTTAATCGGATGCAACACGACCAGTGCGAGCTCTGAAACCACATACCCATAGTGCTTCTGTATCATGTAGCGATAGACATTTAGCTGCAACGAATAATGCCAGTAATTCGTGTCAGGTAGATGCGCCACCGGCCCCAAGCCGCTTTGCCATTTGTTCTCTGTCTTGATATCCTCCGCCCGCTTCCAGTCATAGATAGCCAGCGTACCATCGGGCTTCATGTAGAGCATATCGATGGATCCTGCCACCTTGTGCTCAGAGTCGAACACCAGCCACTCGGTGCGGAAAGGTACCCATCCCTTAGGCACCACATAATCTCGCTGGTATTCGCAGAAGTAGTGCCACTCCGTACCAGGATTAGGAATCCACTGATCGAGTGTAAGGCCCGTGAAGCCATCCTCCATACTGTAAAAGGGCTTGACACCCCCAGCCGGCATGGCATTGTAGAATCGCTCAATGTCGAGGTGCATGCGTGTCCCCGCCTCTGAGGATGCGGTGCCCTTGTCGGACCACTGCTTCTTTATCTGTTCGGCCGTCATACCAAAGTACTTGGACTCAAACCAGTTTGCACTCCGCATCATTTTCGCAATCACGGCGTCGGCATCAAAGTGGCCAAAGAAGTTATGTAAGAAACCCGTGCAGCTTGTCCAACCCTTCTTCACACCGTCAATCGTGTAGGTGTGCGTCTCCTCCTCAAACTGAATATGATCATCACGTGGATGCTTGTTGATCACAGCCAGTCTCTGCCAGTCTAGGGCTCCGTCACTAATTGATAGAGGCATCGTGCTTTGTAGATAGTTACAGCTTAAATGTAGTCACCTTTTGTTAGGGTAACATGGCTCTCAATGTTGTCTCAGATGGAATGGGCTCTTGGTCATATAATTTCATGAAGCCTTTCCTTCAACGCACGTTTCCTAACACCACTATTACATATGATAATTCACGTAGGGCAGACCTTGTGATACGCAGTCACTTCTGGAATTTTGAGAAAGCACCGGCCTATAGTTGCCCTTACATTGTATGGTCAGGCGAATCCCGTCCTGTACCACTTCTCGATCGTGCGCCCTTGTTCGAACTGAATACCTTCCATAGCCAGCGTGAAAATTCTGTCTATTTCCCCCATCTTATTGGAGAAATTCGCAAAACCAAACGACCTGAACAACAGATGGCAAAGAAGTATTGTTGCGCGTATGCATTCAGCAATCCTGTTCTCGATCGAGAACTGGTATTTCGCAAGATGCGATCACTGGAACCAACATGTTATGCCTTTGGCCCGTGTTCCTTTACGAATGATAACCCCTTTATTGCTTCGCGGGCGGTGTATAAAGATAATAAGGATACATTCAGAGAATTCGGGTTCATCGTGGCTATGGAAAATACGGTTGCACCAGGATACCTGACAGAGAAAATCGGTAATGCATTTTGCGCAGGATCAGTGCCGATCTACAAGGGCGATACTGATACCGTGAATGCATTTTTCAATAGGGAATCTTTTTTGAATGTTAGTGACTATAAAACAGCGATGGTCGCTGCCGATGCGGCAGTCCAGATTTGGCGAGATCCACAAAAGCTTCAACGTTTTCTGGATGCACCGATCACATTGAACGATCGGCTCAAGGATTATGAGACTATATATACTGAGTACCGCCCGTGGCAGAAGCCGATGGTAGATGCGCTACGGGATGCATTTCCAGATCTTTAGTGACCTCCTCTTTGACCAGGTCCATGACCTCCTCTTTGACCAGGTCCATAACCTCCTCTTTGACCAGGTCCATAACCTCCTCTTTGACCAGGTCTATGACCTCCTCTTTGACCAGGTCCATGACCTCCGCGCCAATGGCCACCACCGCGCCAATAACCGCCACCGCCACCCACATAAGCAGGGCCATAATAATAAGGCCAGTAATTATCACGAACAACAATTATCTCTTTCTCTTCAATATTCGCACTTTTAGCCGACCATACATATAAGAACAAGACAGCAAAAATGATAGCCAACCCTATGATAGCCACTGACAGCATTATCCTAATATAAGAATAGAGAATGATACGAACTCTCAAGCAGACTGACTATATGGTAGCGAAGCAACTCTTTGTCAATGTATTCGATATGTCTGAAATTCCCAAATTCATAGCGGCATGGGCCGCACGTGATAACAGCCCCTCATTCTGGATCGCAGATGTCCTAGTTGGTGCAGCCCTAGTGGGGAAAAACAAACTACATTACATCTTTATACATGAAGATTATCGTGACCATGGCATTGGAACAAAGCTCCTTAAAGCCGTACTTGCAGCCTATCCGACTGTTTATCTTCAGTCGGTGGATGATCTGAACGTGAAAAACTGGTACGTCAAACACGGATTTCACGCAGAGACAGACTGCGTCTATGTGCGGCACGAACATAACTTGCGGCCTAGATAGAATGGAGTCTGGCTACGTCTATTGTCTGACAAATACCTGTATGCCGGGCATTGTCAAAATTGGTATGACCATGGATGCTCCCGAGGATAGGGCCAGAGAGCTCAGCTCTGTCACAGGGATTCCCGCACCCTTCGTGGTTGCAATCTCTAAACGCGTGGCTCATCCGCGTACAAAAGAACAGGCACTGCATGATCTTTTATCTAGTCTCGGATTTCGCGTGAATGACAAGCGCGAATTCTTTTCGTGTTCGTTGCAGGTAGTGGGACTCTTATTTAACTTGATTGATGGAGTCGACGTGGTGATAAACAATCCTGATGCTCTGCCGGTGGTACGGCGACAGAATGTTAGTGTAGAGAAACTGGAATAAATATTATTGTGCTAACTTTTGCATCCACTTCCCAATCATGTTCTCACCGCCGGCAATCGAGCCGTCGATGCGAACACCGACGCCCAGATAACTGGGATCTACGCCATTGACGAACATCAGCTCTGCACCTGATTTCTTGGCCGTCTCAATCATCACCCGGAATCGTGCGTCCGTCGCGAACCGTTGAGCCAAGTAGGCCTGGTAGATCTCCGCGCGCTGGTCAGCCCATACCTCTTCATTCCAGGTTGCCTTGTAGGCCTTCATCTTGGCCTTGCCACTAGCGATACGCACCATGGCCACCTCGTCATCCACCGACTTGGTTAATGCCTCTTCTGGTGCACCAGTGGCAGTCAGCTTCTCACGCTCCTTGGCAAACTTTTGGTGAATGGCGCCCTCTACGCGGAATAATGACGCACCGAGTTCCGGCTTATCAGTCGCTTTCTGATACTTGGCAGCCGCGATAGCCGCTTCCACACTGGGATACTTGATAGTCGGATCGGTTAGATCGGCGATCTCCATTTGGATACCGAGCGTCATGTAGCGGGGCCAGTCGGCCAGTTCGGCACCGAGACGCTGATCTGGCTTCTTGTTCGCTGCGTTGATTAGTAGAGGTTCTGCGACTGCAGGTTCCATTTCGATAACATCTGCAGGTGCAGGCCCCATCTCGATAACATCTGCAGCTGCCGGCTCCATCTCGATAACATCTGCAGGTGCAGGTGCTTCTGTGGCCGGCAGTGCCTCCGTAACCGCCGGTGGAGCAATCGAATCGCCCGCAGCCAAGGGAGCCGGACGACGGTCCGAACGCCGCTTGAAGATGAACCAGCGATTCAGAAAGGAGAGTCGCTTAATGGCATCCGTCATGGTAAACACGTTACCACCCGCCTCAGCAGTCGCCCAGGTCTCCGCAAACATCTGTGTCGAAGCCGGCAGCCCGAGTGTTGCGGTCTCCTCTGCATTAAGCAGCTCCAGCCCGCATTCCGCCAGTCTCGCCTGCAGATACGGCCAACTCACCAGATACTCCGTAACAGTCTCGCCCGCCGCAATGTTATCCACATCCACAGCGAGACCGATACCTGCCGCAGACGGTGGCACCGATGTACCGATGCCGGCGCCATAACGCTTTGTCATCATCCAGGCATTTCCACCGACTACGGACTGCTCCTGACCAGCCATGGTCCGAGCCACAGCATCACCATCCTTTCCGCACCCCACAAAGTATCCGCCCACCTTGACGAGATCAGCCAGATTTGTCAGAAATCCCGTGAGCGTCGCCTCATCACGGAACATGTAATGCAGAGCAAACATACAGCTGACGAGATCAAACCCATTAGGAGCCGGCCCACCAGGACCAATCGCCCCACGCATAACCTCCACATCATCAGGTGTCATGGCCGCCTCGCCGGTAATGAGACGACGCGCCGCATCCGCCTGTGCAAACGCCATCACAGGCACACGATCACGACCACCGAGCTCCACCATCTTGTCAAGTAGACGGCGATAGGCACCGTCATCTGGCGAATTGATGGCCGACGCCTGCACATCACATCCGAACACGAAGCTGACATCGGCTGCCACCCACTTGCCGAGATCACAGCCATTCGACATCGCGAGGTCGCAGACAGTAGAGCCAGAAGGCATCACTGACTTGCGTAGTAGAGTCGAACGCTTCACATAGTCGTGAAAGTTCCGCATGCACTGCACGACCATCTGGTCACGACCGTTGGTGCGACGGCCCGCGCCAGGTGCAGACAAAGCAACGGGCGAATTGCAATTAGACACGCGACCAGACCGGATCGCATCCTCATCAACGGGATTGTGCAGTGAGTTCCAGATGGAGTTGGCAACCCAATCGGCATTCATCGTGCCGCCCTTGCGACCAGAACCGCCTTGCTGCGCTTGCTTTGCAAATCGCTCTGTCTTGTCGTGACGCACGCGCGTTGGCTCCCAGCGCCAACCGGGTGCGCGCTCAGGATGATAAGCCATTTCCACAATCATGTCGCTTTGGATCACATCACCCGTCCGTGTGGTACGAATTAGGTCACCCCCCGCATCCAGAGCTGTCGCAGCCGCCGTAGCACCCGCCGGATCGGCTGACCCCGCATCAATCGCCACGTAGCAGAGCGAGGCCATGGGATCACGGGGATCCACAGGGCGGAACTCTACCTCACGCCACTCGCCCTCGTCTAGGGATCGCGGCAGCGGCCCATCGCTGAGAACTGTCATACGCGGATCCGCAAAGGCGCCGTCGCGGTTACTACCCACGAAGAGGCGCAGCGTCTTGTACCGCACTGTCTGTCCCGAGTCCTCGCGATATTTGGTGCCGATCGCCTCTGCTGCAAGCGGCTGGCCCTTGGCATCACGTTCGCGATCCACAATCACAAGAAAGTCGATTGTGTTCTCGTGCGGCGGCTTCCACTTGAGCTGCTCCGGCCAGGTGCCACGGCCGAGGGGCAACGGCGCCGAATTCGGCGTGAAGATCAGACCATCCGTATTGTAGGGCGCCGACTTGGCATCCTCAAGCGTAGCGGCGGCCCCCGCCTGGAAGATGTCAGCCCCAAGAGAAGCACGGAAGGCCTTCATACCTATCTGCAGATTATCGGACGCGGGCACACCGCGCACAGCCTGCGTTGCCGAACCGAGAATACCGACAAAGGAGGCCATCACCGCCTGGCGCGTATTCGCAGCGGTGGATGAGCCGAGCATGGCACCGGCGATCATGAAGGGCAGACCGGTGACCGATGTGTCACCGCCCTTGGCTGCCAGGATATCGAATGCATAGTAGTGGCTCACGGTCACGCCCTTGCGATTCCGACGGATCCACTCGCCATCTAGCACGAGGCCCGCAATGGAGGGCTCCACCTGTTTTCCCGTGGCATAGACACGCGCGCCACCGTCGATTAAGAAGACACGGCCGTTATCACTCACAAAGAGCAGACAACGGAGACCATCGGCCTTGTCAGTGACGTTATAGCCACCGGGCATGGTTCGCATATTGGGAATACCAGGCTCTGCCGCTTCGACGATGTTCTTCCGCTCCAGAGTGGCGGGCTGGGGGCCCGGATATTTGAAGGCGGGTCGGCCACGATTGCCTCCGTTCCTATTCGAGCCACGACCAGGACCAAAGATCGCCCCGATCGAGTCGCGCACGTAGTCCGCCGCCTGGTTACTCACGAGCACAAAGGAGCGCTGACGACCCTGGAGCAGCCATGAGAGACCACGCACAATATTCTGTGCCGCCTTGTCGGGCGTTATAGACCGTGCAGCCGTAAGCTCAACCTCCACCTCGTACTTGGGTAGCTGCGTCGTGACACGTGCCTCCTGGAAGGTCCGAGCCGGCTTTCCCGCATTTTCCCGCACAATACTGACATCGAAACGTATAGGGATGCCGCCAGGAGCGACAAACTCGAAGCGCTGGATATTGCGGAAGTGCTTGCCGAGCTGATCCCACCGTGACAGCGCCTCCTTAACGCGGGCATCGTCGGCCGCCAGAGGAATCTCCCGCTTGAGTTTCGCCTTGGCACCATATGCACCGAGCGTCACGGGCTCTGCATCGGTAATCGCCTCCTTGAGCATGGCCACGAAGGGCTTATCGCTAATGCGATTGTCGCGGCAGTAAGCCTGGATAACGCCGGCTCCTTCCAGCGTGATCCGAATATCGTTTGAGAGACAGATATTCATTTTCACAAGTTGCGGATTCTCCCGCATACCGAGACTCCGGAGATATTGGATAACGTCCTGCCATCCGGTGAGATCCAAACCCGTGAGCATCGCCTCAAACTCCGCACCAGGGGTGGTCTTCCAGATAGCAGCAAGACGATTCAAGCCTTCAAGATCACTGCGTCGTAGGTCCATCGTACTCCTTACTTAAGGCAGTGGTTTGGGCATCACCTTTATATTTTGACCGACCGCTAGGATGATCATATGCAGACATAACATTCTGGGCACAAAGTTGACGCAGCTCGTTGCCAGGCAAAATACTAGTACGATGGAACCTAGTGTTGAGAAATATATGGTCGATAAATCCTCCTTTAAGCGCATGCAGGATGTCGCACAAATGTATGACGGTATGACATATGAACAATTTCATGCATGGAACGCACAGTGCATTAATACACTATCGAAAAATGAGCTGGCGATGCTAAAGGCACTCTGCACTCGTCTCCAAAACGGTACATTGGCCCTAATGGATCTTGAGGATTGCTGTGTCTTTAAATCAGATTGCTTCTACTTTGATACCGAAAAGCGTCTCTGTATCGTCACTCCTCGATGAGGCGTGCGGCGAGAAACATTTTAGATACTGAAAAGTAGAGCCTAAATGTCAGTGTACACTGCAATCATAGTAGAGCCTCGTAAGCATCGTGCTATGCAGTTTGTTATACAGAATGCACTTGATAATCTTTCAGATGAGTGGGCTGTCATCATTTTTCACGGTACAGATAATATAGATCACACTGACACCGTAATAGCATCCTTACCGCAATATAAACATAGAATTAGCAAGGTGATGCTAAATGTGAGTAATTTAACCCGTGACGAATATAGTCGCCTCCTGGTTTCATCAGATTTTTACAAACATATTCCAACAGAAATGTTTCTTGTATTTCAAACAGATTCATTGATATTTCGTGCAAATAAAGACATAATTAATAAGTTTATGCATTATGATTATGTTGGATCTCCTTGTTGGGGCGGCGTAGTACAGAATGGTGGATTTTCTCTAAGAAGAAAATCAATAATGCTCCGTATTATTGATTCAAAACATTATAATGGAGAAGCGGAAGATATCTATTTTTCATATAAAACTATTGCAAATAAGCCATCCGAAAATGAAGCACGAGAGTTCGGAGTGGAGCATCAATTTCACCCATCGAGTTTTGGCTCTCACCAAGCATACAAGTTTCATCCACAACTATGTGACATATATCCTGATTTAGCAATACTCAGGGATCTGCAATAGGTTCCTGTACCTCCTTCCCATTCAATGAATACTCTAGCGTCAACCACATTAGACGATTCCATATCGCCGTGCGACCACCGGTTCTGACATACGGCTTACCTGGCGGCATCAACATCTGAATCTGATCATGGATCTGGGCAACAGTGTTAGAGCCAATCGACGGTGCAGAGGCCGGTGGCGCCCATACAATTTCGGATGAGGCCTTGAGCAGAAGATTTGGCCAGTTGGCTGCAGGCACTGACATTTCTCCAGTCGGGCCTAACAACATCCGTCCAGAGAGACAATTAATCTGGGCTACTGCGGGTGTCGCAGAGCCAGAGAGTGGTACCACCGTCACGGCCTTGAGATCCGGCCACCAGAGTGCCACGCGCAGGCCGCGTACGATACAGACATAGTCAAGAAGCAGAGCCGCGCGCTTCGTAGTACGAATGGCCTCCCATGCATCGGGTGCCGGATCACCTCCACCGGCACGGAGCCGCAGATCCTCTTCAAGATGTTTGCGAATCCAGCTCCGTGTGCGACCATTGTGCTGCTTCCACGCCGTCTCTGAGCCGTGTAGCAAAAAGGCTGCCTCCTCCATCTCCATCGAGCGGCGAATAGGCGGTGTCGCGATACGATAAAGAGGATCACGCACCCACAGCGAAAATGACACTGGATCCGTCACAGTAAATGACGCATCCTCTGTCCAACCACCTCCAGGAATCCAAGAAACTGCAGTGTCGTCTGGCAGCGCTGACACTGTTGCCGACGCCGTACCAATTTGAAGACTGACTCCACGTTTTGGATTTGCGCGAATTGCAGTGGAGATCTCGGTCCAACTTACAGATGCCGCCTGATGTTTGCCCATTTCATATATATATACGGTATACTCTTAAGCAGTCGCGACCGTATTCCGCTTCTGTAGTTCCCGATTATTCTGCTGCACGAATTCGCGGAACACCAGGAGCGCCTCAAACACCTCGGGGTCCAACTTCACCATGTCAAAGAAGATCCCACTGCGATTCTCACTGACTTGCACGTTGTGCTTGCGCAGAATCCGCGCAATTTCGACGTGTTCGGATTTACCCATATCCTTAAGCTCTTCACAGAATAAGCGACGACGTTCGTATTCAACTGGGTCCATCTTAAGCGAATCGTAGGTTCTTCCTTCTTGGATTGAACGACTGTCTCTCTTTCGGGATGTTAGGCCAAATATGGATTCACAATCGCCAGTCCATCACGGATAACAAAGAGGACATTCACGAGGCCACGGTGCCGAGTTGTCAGTCGAACCAGGATAGTGTTTGATGTCGCTGAATCGACCTGAAGCCCCGTATGTGTCTCCACCTGCATCATGCGGAGACAGTCAAATCGATGCTCATCTACTTGCGGGATCGCTCTTGCGAGTTCTATACGGAACCAATCCGTGTCCGGGAGTGCAAGATGTTTGCCGATCGCATAGTGCGTTTCTCCACCGCTCTCGAAGCTGAAAACCTTCGTGAGCCCGTCTTCGAGAAAGCGGCGATTTACGAGAGAGGCCCAGGGGTAGTGATGATCCATGACTTTGTTAGATTTGACAAAGTCCTGAATAAAAAGATCAAGTGCTACTGCATCTGACATTCTGCATGAGGTTATTATCTTATATATTGATGTGTGACGCGTTACTGGGCCTCTGTTGCTGCCACCGCGGGCTGCAGTGCTGCTGCTGCAACCATCTCATCCTCTGCAGCGACCTCCTTATTGGCATCCGCAGAAGCTGAAAGCCCCTCAAAGAGACCTACCGACTGGATGAAGGCATCTTTGGCCTGGAAGCGCGAACGCAACAGACGGATACGCACCCCCTGACCAACCTCTAGTGCATCGAACTCCGTATTGCCGAGATGGAGATCACGGGGCAGCAGAATACGCATTGCCTCACGAAGGCGCCCCTCATCGACGACGAGGGCGTAGCCGCCGAGTTTATTCATCTTGAGGATCCGCCCCTCCACGATCTGGTCGGCAGCTGGCAGGAGGCACATGACCTTCACCTTGCAATGAAACATGAAATCACCGGTAAAACGCCCGTGCTCCGCCTGGCCCATAGATCGCGCGAGTATCTGGGTGGATCCGGGGCGGACATAGCCGTGCGTGCAGCACTGGCCTTCTAAATCCTTGCGAATCTTGGCGACCAGATAGGAATCGATATCGGCAGAAGCCTCCTTGAGATCAGTGGGTTTCAGAGATATTCTCTGATCGATGAAGACGGGTTTGAAAAGTGTCATACGTGCTGCGGCCATTCCTCTGTTATTTGGGGCTCAAGTTTTAAGGGTTTTTGACCGTATGAAGTGAATTTCGCGAAGCAACATGAATGGAATCGTAAAATCTGACTATTGTAATGATCTTTCAGCGCAAAGCTGTCAAATAACTCCACTGAGCAGAAACAACCGCACCCATAAATGCAACAACACCTATTGTAAGATGCACCCAATGAGGAGGACAGTCCGCAAGGCCAACGGAGGCCGCGACCTTGCAGTGGACCGAATGGCTGAACAGCCCCCAAAACACCGCATTTAATAGTAAAAATCCGGTGAGCAAGAGTTGAACAGTCATTATATGTAGGGGATCTATTTCTTCCCCTTCAGCCCCGACTGCATCGCCTCTACCGCTGACAGAAACCACCGACGACCGCCTAGATGGCGCGCATCCAGAAGTCGTGTCAGGAACTCCAAATATAAGCATAACGGTTGGTGCGTAAGATCACGCAGATGTTCGGGTGCAGGAGGAACCATAGACATGTGGGACTTGGCCGCCGCCTCATTCCACGACTCATCCGAATCCGGTAGCATCAGAGGAGCCAGGTCACTTGTCAGTGCTGCGGCATGGAGAGCCTGTACACCCGGACGATGCATACCCAATGTGGAGGTGTTACCGCACTCCACTCCAACGGACGAATGTTTCCTTTCCTTTGTGGTATCAAGCGATTTGAACACGGTACGCCCTTGTTTTGCCGCAATGAATCCTATGACAGATCCTGTGCCAGATGGAATAGGCACGGCCTTATTTCCAAGCGATTTATCCACTATGCCCGCTACTGTGGATGTTGCCGGTCCCCATGATCCCACCGCCGGCTTTGAGAATATCTGCACTTCTATCGTTTCCGGATTAAAGAGCCGAAAGGCCACGAGCTGTTTGGAGCGGAAAATCTCCGAACTAAGCATTACCTGTAGCCCTTCGACGATCGGATCACCACCATCGGTTGCTCCTGCAATCTCCAGAAGAGACCGCTGTTCGGCCTGCGTCAGCTTGTCGAACCACCAACGCAGCGCAACCTGGCGCGTTTCTGGAACACCTGCGTACCGCGCAAGCAGCCAGGTCCAAAGTCTGAGTGTACTGGACATGCCAGCCGGTAGACCAGTGGCTCCATTGCTATTGACAAAGGCCAACCATCCAGCCCATTTGGTCAATGCTTCCGATTCAACTGGAACCTCTTCAGCTGCAGGTCCCAATATCTTCTTTTTCGTATCAAGTACCGGTGCAACGACACCAGCCTCTTCCGCCCGCCCCCATACCGGCATCCGCGAATCCATAACATGGCGACGCAACTGGAAGCCCCGCGCATAACGGAGTGACATGGGAATATCCGTGTCAGCAACATCCGCCGGCTGGAATACAAGATAGCCGGCCTTTTTGACGAGAAATCCCACTACTCCATCTGGCCGGGTCAGTGTGAAGCGCCGTCCATCGAGCAGTTCCATCAGCGCCTCTGAAGCAATCTCCCACGGCAAATCACCGAAAATCTCCTGCACAATCGATTCGGGTATCATCACCTGATCATCAAAGAGACGTCGAACTAGAGTCTGCTTTGCGATAATCAGACGCCGTGCATCTGCAACACTGAAGGTGCTGGCGTCAAGTTCGATGTCACCTGCCGCAATGGATACGGCACATTCGTGCCGGCACACCTGATAGTCACAGTAGGTCGTGTAATCAACGTCATTGATACTGTAACCATCGGCCTCTGTACCATCTTCCAAAAGCGACCGCCGATTCTGGCCCTGGGCATCAATCTGCACACGCGGTGGTAGTCCAGAAAAGGTAATGGCCTCGAGCTCCAAATTACAGTCCCATGCATTTTTCTTCAGAAGCCGCTGCACCTTGCCAACCATCTGCGCCTTGGCGATGGCGATCCGATATGCGTACATATCAGCCGTTTCGAGGGCTGGGCCAGCATCTGTTGCCGGCACTAGGGTTGCATGCAGATAGATCAAACAGTTGTTCAAAGCCATGAGAGGTAGACCCTGCCGCTGTTCAACGGCGCGGAGCGCCGTGTGCGAGCAGTAGCGAATAGCGCGTCCGATGATTTGGTCTGTGCGGTTCAAGTGATACCAAGAATCGAGGATATGCATCTCACGAATGCACTTCAAGTCGAGGCCCTCGGAGGCCACCTGCGAACCGATGACGACCTTGACATTCGAACCCAACGGCCCCGACTCATCGGTAGGCAACCAGGACGTCGCCTGCCGCACCAGGCCGGCAAAGTTTGGACTAATATCGTCTTCAGATGTCAGCAGCACATAGGTCGCCGGCTTGAAGTCATGATCATCTGCATGACCACCACTGCCGGTCAGGCCACAGACAGCACAGACAGGTGCCGCCGGCGCCACACCAGTCAGAAGCGGTGCCAATCGTCCGTCAGCCAGGCGCCGCTGGAAGCCGGCACGTTCTAGAGCAATCGCGAGCACCAGGGCACCTGCCTTGATATATCGCGAATAGGCGAAACAGATACCACGAGCCGACTTAATGGACTCTACGATACGATGCACTTTGGGCGCGTGCAAACGAAGTGCCTCTCCTGCGAACACCGAATCGACCGCAAACCCCTTTGGCGAAAAGGTCCGCAGTTTGTGCCCACCGCCGCTAGTGGTCTGTCGCGTAAAGTGGAAATCGAAACCGGCAGTACCGTACATGGAATTGGGGTAAGTGATGTTAGCCATTTGCATACGGAGATCGAGCATTGCATCTGCTGTAGTCTCTTCACCAGCGGCCCCTTCTCCTTCTTCTTCTTCTCCCTCTCCTTCACCGGCCACAGCCGGTTTCACTGCACCGCGACTCGTCGCCGACCGTAGCTGCACTTCCACCGGTGATCCCGCAACCGGCTCAGTAAAAACGAGCGGCAACGCATTTATCGCCGGTATATCCTGCTCGGTCAAAACAACGGGCCGCTTGGTGGCTGACACCTCTGGCCAAATTGCCGCTGGCTCTGCCGCTGCAGCCGTCGGTCTCATCCGCAAGGGAAAGGTGTAAGGATTCTCACCCCGCATATAGCTCACGTAGCGCCGTGCAGCGCGCTCCAGCCGCCGCTGAGGTTGTCCCGGCTTGATCTCACCATCCTTAGTGAAAATATCATACGGCTTCATCGCGAGTTTATCTGATTTGTTGTCATTCATGATCAGATAGTTGAGCAGGAGCACTATCTCGGGCGCCGAATTGTACATGGGCGTCGCAGTCATCAATACAAGACGTAGCCCCTCTGCGTTGAGTACAATCCGCTTCAAAAAGGGATTCAGCGCCTTGCCACCCTGATTCTCCGCGGCCTCCCCTGAGACAACGGTATCAGCTGCAGCAGCCGAAGCAGCCAGATCGCGTAGATTATGGGCCTCATCCACAATGATCAAGTGATCCGAAAAGAGTCGCCGCAGCACCTCATTTTCAGCCGCAAGTCGCACATCGGGATCTGTAAGACCCACCGGCACCGACTTCTTCAAAATGCGATCAATCCAGTTCGCAAAGGCTTGATAGCCGGTGACCGTATAGCGATTCCGTCGATCTTCATCTGTCTTATAGGTGACCGCCTTGATGTCAGGATTATCGAGGAGGCCCAGACGTTCAAGATAGGAGGTGCCCGTGCATTGGCGGGTTTGCCATGATCTTTCGCCGGCATCCCACGTCAGCTTCGACGGATCAAAGACGGTCTTCTTAAAATTCTCCTTTAGCGCCTGGGGGACCAACACAATCACTTTACGGCCTGGCGAGGCATCTAACATCTGTTCTGCGATAGTCACAGCGGAACAGGTTTTACCCACGCCCACGCCATGGAAGAGTAACATGCCCATGTACGGTGTTAGCGGATGCAGAAAGCGTGATACAATACGCTGGACCGGTGTCAGTTCAAAAACCTTCTCAGCAGCGGCCGATGTACAAGGATCAATAGTTCCATCTGCAACGCCAGCAGCGATGGCCCGAGCCTCGTAGAATTCGCGTTTTTCATAGAGGCGCATTGCAAACTGTGGATCGGCGGGATCCGGGTAGAGACCGGCCATCTCTTCGCGTGCAGCCATCGCAGCAGAAGGCCAAATAGCAGCACGTTCGGTGTCAGTTGCCGCGGTCCGTTCCTTTTCAAGAATAGCAGAGACAATGCGATCACGCACGGCTGGATCCGTGGGAGCATCGGCATCATAAGCCTCTGATAACAGCTGAGGCGCTGACAGCGTCTTGTAATCTGTCATTACTCTAATCTGCCATTATGATTTTGCGACTATGGCCTCAGCAGCAACTAGCACCTCCTTCTTTTCTGTATTATAAGGGCGAATCAGGGCCATCGCCTCCTCTATAGAACACCAGCGCACATCACTGATCTCACGCCGTTGATCGATATTTGAGGCATCCATGCGCACCTCAAGAGACGCCGGCGCCTCTGCCAGCCAGTAGCGATGCCGATAGCAGATGCCGTTGCTGCCGCGATACTCCTCCATAAGTGGCGGCTGACCTTCGAGTACTCGAAGATCTCGACGACCAACACCGGCCTCCTCATATGTCTCCCGAAGCGCACAGGCAAGTTCGGTCTCTGTAGAAGAGCGCCGCCCTTTGGGAAAGCCCCATTCGGGCTCGGCCCATGCACTTATCGATGCCTTACATAGTGCAGCCAGAGTACCGCGTGCCTTGAGTACATCGAACTTCGCCTTGGACTGCTCGTATTCGGCCTGGTATCGGCGACTGGCGGGACCATTCCACAGATCACGCCAGAGCTCGGCGAATCCGCGAGTCAAAAGCATTTCGCGCTCTGCCACGGTAGCCTGATCAACGAGAGCCTGAATGCAGACCGTATCGCGATTCTCGTATTTGCCCCGCATGATCTCTATGAATCCTATACTGACACGACGACGGATAAGGAGCCATTCTATTAGACCTCCAGTGGGTCGGCGGAAAGCTAAAATACCCAACGACGTAATGGGTTCGCGACACTCACGGAAGAAATGACCGGCTTTTCCACAGTTACTACAAGCCGATGACATTTGGGTCCCTTAACAGTATAAGTGGTGTTACCGTTTAGACTGACATGGTATTTTCTGTGTCATAATGATAGAGGAAGATGCACTTGCCACCGGAAATCTGGGGCCCGATATTCTGGAGCACGATGCACATTATAAGTTTGGCCTATCCGGATGATCCCACGTATTCCGAGAAGCGTGCGGCTAAGGAATTCTTTAACGCCATGGCTCATCTGCTGCCCTGTCCTGTCTGCAGATCGCATTATAAAGAGATTCTCCAGGTAAGCCCCGTAGAGACCTGGCTGGACAATCGCAAGTCGCTTACAGAATGGGTATGGACGCTGCACAATCAGGTGAACGTCAAACTTGGCAAGCCAGAACTTTCTATGTCAGACTTCTATAAACACTACTCCACCATGGCGGAGCGCGGCCTGCCGATTCCGCCATCTAATCCTCAGGCGGAAATCACCGATGCCACCGAACAGGCGGCCTGGATCCGCGGCGCATCGACCATGATCGGCATCGTAGCTGTCACTGCTGCTGTAGGCGGTTTATTATGGGCATCTTATAAGAATAAGTGAGACTTGCATTATTCTTCTCTGTGCGAGGATGAACGCGGTACATCCCCTCTATCGCTCCCAACTATCGGCCAGTTCCAGCAGTTGTTAATGAGAATATCGAGCATGTTAGGGACATTTGTCTTAATGTCGGCGGCCTTGACTAGACATGTGGGATATCCAGGTACAAACAGCTGGACGGATTGAAATGGATCTGCATCAAGTCCTACGAGCCAGAAAATACGGTAGAGATATGAAAGAAGTGCCTGATTCGTCAGCGTTATGATGTCGATATAGGTACCATCTCCACTCTTCTCAGTATAGACCACACGATAGGAGTTTTCAGTTAGACGTTGGATACGAAGAATATCATCGGTGGATGGAGATGCATTCTCCCCCTTTCTTATAAAACGGAGCTGGATATCATGGTAGCGCGGCATCTGTGGGATTATAAGAGGTTAGTTTTAGATCCTTTGCTAAGAGTAAGGATGACACGGGTCAAAGAAATAGAAGTGCATGCACTGGAATCGGATGCCGATTTTGCCAAGAATGAAGGTAAATTCTACGAGGTTCAAAAAGACATGACAATCTATGACACGGATGTGGATATTTATGGTATTGCTCATCCCGATGATATTGCCGCCGGTAAGCCGAAACGGAAGCTGCTCCTAAAGTTCCGTAAAGGTGTCTTTACGGCCGAACAGGTTCAGGTTGGCTGGGATGCCTTCCGCCTCTTGGCTATTCCCAGTCGCAATCGTGGTGCCGCCGCCGGCCCGATCGATCTTAAGGGTGTCTATTGGTCACGACGCAAGCCCGTAGAAACCACTGGCTGGAGCACCCGCTATATGCAGGATGGCAAACCGTCCAAGATGCGGGTCAATAACGTGGTTGCGAGCGGTGTCATCGGCAATTATGAGAAGACACCGTTTCTGGGTCAGCCCTGTCGCATGACGGGCTACACCCGTCGTGGACTCAAACAGTACTTGCACGGTATTCCCTTTATCGAGGCCATTGATCGTGAATTCAAGGCGTTGGTCCCCGAAGCACACAAAAAACAGAAGATCGCAGTATCAAAGAAGCCAATGTATCAGATCTCTGACACGGCATTCAGTACGCTGACAGTAAATATGAATTTTAGGACAGCGTTGCATAAGGATGCGGGCGACTATTCGGAAGGCTTTGGTAACCTTAGTGTGATCGAATGGGGCAAATATCATGGCGGTGAAACCATGTTTCCACGGTTTGGCGTAGGCGTTAATCTCCGCACAGGAGATTTCGTAGCGATGGATGTACATGAGTGGCATTCAAACGCGCCGATCCATGAGACACCGGAGGACGCCGCCTTTAACAAGTCGCTGCCAGATATCCGCACTCGCGATGCAGAAACCGGCGTCGTTGGCAGCCAGGAGCGTTACCAGCGCATCAGCTTCGTATGTTACTTTCGCGAGAAGCTCAGTGAATGCAAGGAGTCTGATACACGAGATTATTACAAGAAGATAGACTTTGACCTCCGTGGTGAGATCGCCAAGGCGCGCCGTGCGTCAATGCCGATTCTGCCTATTCCCGAGATTACGGGCACCTTAGAGGATGCACTTAATGTTGCCAAAATCAAGGGAATTAAACAGCGGGATACACGTAAACAGCGTCGTAATAAGTCGGAACGATCTCGTCTGAAGAAACATTTCTTGTAATTCACGTTTCTTGAAACATGTATTCATAGTCGGTAACGTATCCACAAATATCGCTAAATCCCTTGCGCTGATACATTAAACGAACAAGGAACCAATTATCCGTCACTTGCAGATGTTTCCAATACTGATCGCCACAGTATTTCTGCCTAGTTTCTGCTGTAAATTCATTCGCAAGTAGAAGTGACAGACCCTGCCGCATATTGGTTAGTAGAGTTTTGTAATAATGCTCTGATACTAAATAAGCTGTTCTAGTCTGTCCTTCTCTGATTCGACGGGTAGTCGAATCATAGGTGCCAATCGCACCTAAACATATGACATCATAGGATGAGGTCATTAATTTCTCAAGTATCGGATATTCTATATCAAAACGCGGGTCCCATGTAGCGTCATCTTCAAGAATAAGCACATTTTTCCAATTTTTTGCATAGGCTATCTCGAGGACTCTAATATGTGATTTAGAACAACCAACACAGCCGTTTACCCCACGCAATGCATCGAATCTGACAACCTTTTCGGCGGGAAAATACTTGAATAATTCAGATTCGATTTGGGCCTTTCTATCAGTGCGACATGCCAAATTTATATAGACTACGTGTTCTATAAATTCAAACATATATCTTCTGCACAAATAGATAATGTTTGAGTCCGAACTAACGCTAGGTGCTGTGATTGCTGTATGGATCCTTTATGAACTCTACGGCCGTGCCGCAGTCGATGCAATCGGCTCATGGTCATCCTATATCCGTATAGCCGGCGGCATTGCAGTAATCGGCTATTTGTATTGGCAAATGCGAGACAGACCCGAAGAGTTTAAGGATACCCTCGATCTCGCCAAACAGCTGATGAAAGATGGCTCCACCGCCTATACCAAAGAAAAGCGGAATGTCACTGGCCTTATGAAGAAAAAGGTGGCCGCCAGCCAGGAATGGAAATGCGGCAACTGCAATAAGACCCTCGATGAAACATATGAAGTCGATCATAAGCTGGCTCTTTTCAAGGGCGGATCCAATGCGCCTGAAAACTTGGTAGCTCTTTGCCCACATTGTCATCGGAAGAAGACAGTCGAAGAGCGCCTGACCTAAACTTGAATTAATTCTCTATCATATCTCGTAGCAAACAATGGGAGATACGATAGAACATGTCAGCGTCATACCTATAATCAAAAAATGCGCACACGGGAAGTGTAAGGCATTCTGTAAAGAATGTGGTGGTTCTCAGATATGCGAGCACGGAAGACAAAAACGCAGCTGCAAAGAATGTGGTGGGGCAATATTCTGTGAACATGGGCGCCAGACATCAAGATGTAAGCCCTGTGGAGGTGCTGCCATTTGTGAACATGGAAGATTGCGCCAGGGATGTAAAGACTGTGGCGGTTCAGGCATCTGTATTCATGGACACCATAAATCCGCCTGCAGAGAATGTGGGTCAAGCTTCTGTAAGCACGATAGGCTCAAAAAACGCTGCAAGGAATGTGGAGGAGCCGATCTATGTAAGTCTTCATGGTGCCATACACGAGGCCACAAGAAATATCAGGGCTACTGCCTTCAATGCACCATTCAACTCCATCCAGAAATTCCTGTAAGCCGCAATTATAAAACGAAGGAAACCGCTGTCCGTGACTTCATCATGGAGTCCTTTCCCACCGTAACCTGCATAGCCGATAAGAAAGTGGCCGACGGCTGTAGCAAGAAAAGACCAGATATTCTAATCGACATGGGCTCACACGTGATCATAGTAGAAATTGATGAGAATCAACATACCACATATGATACCAGCTGTGAGAATCGTCGCTTAATGGAGATTTCTAAAGACCTCGGTCATCGTCCCATAGTGTTCATACGATTCAATCCAGATGCGTATACCGTAGATGGTGTGAAGCACATTGGCTGTTGGCGAGCCGGCAAAGACGGCGTCATTCGGGTCATGCAGCCAAAGTGGGCAAATCGACTCGCGGTCCTCAAAGAACAGGTCCAACATTGGATCAATACTCCCTCCGAAAAAACCATAGAAGTGATACAGCTATTCTTTGATGTCAGTACCGACATTTACGAAGGTACATGCGATATCTAGAAAACCTCGTCCAAAGTAAGGATGTCAAGCTGGGGCGAGAGATTATCAGAATTCGGCTCTAAACGCTTCGAGGGATCGCAGGTTATGGAATACAGTGGGCTCAAGTACGCTATTTATACACTAGCTGTGGGTATCGCAATCGCCGTAATCGTGCTTATAATTGATAATCTCTATCCTTTTCTTCCCATTAATCCGGTCAGTGGCCCCTCTGCACAAGCGCGCGCAGGCAAATATTTTTGGCCAGCCGAAGGCGAAAATCTCATAGTCCCGGCATCCGAATCACCCACCGTTGTGGCGGACACCTATACAATGACGGTACAGGTCATGATCGGTGACTCCCGCACTCCAAGCATCGGCAAGTTCCGGCATATCGTACATCGTGGTAGCAATCCCTGTGGGCTTTCTGCGGGTACAGCCGGTAGCAGTGGACACGCCGGTATTCAAGAATCGGACGTCCCTAATGCCGAGCCCTCCTATAAGCAGTATGGTCTCCCCGCCGTAATGAATCCAGGACTCTTTCTTGATAAATACAAGAACGATCTCCACGTCTTCGTGCACACGAAGGGTAAGGAGGGAGATATGGACGTGTTGTGGCTTGAGAGCATGACCATCGAAGATCTGCCGCTGGGCACGCCCCTTACACTGGGCGTCATCGGTAACGGTAAAACTCTGGAGGTCTATGTCAACTGTCGCCTCTACAGCACACTGCTTCTCAAGGGCACGCCGTATTTGTCGAAGACAGATAATCAGTGGTACGGGCGTTATTGCGCCTTCCCCATGTCAGGCCTAGTGAAGAATCTGGGACTCTGGTCGGCCGCTCTGGATGCATCCGATTATATTCAGGTATGTCGCGGCGCCTCCTTTGACAAGGCTAATCTGCCTGCGAACTGTCCGACTGCATAGAAGATCACGGTACTATTTAGAGATGGAAACCGTAACACGTGCATTTGGCGCGTTAACAGAATCCGCCAAAACCACATTCGGATCTAACAATGCTATCTCAGGTTCTACCGCATATATATTGCCTATCATCGCTGTCATAGTGGGCGTGGCAATCATCGCCATGTTAGTTCTTGTAATAGTCCAGTCGCGCAAACATCTGCCGGCCACCTTCGTCAAGGGTCCAATCGATCTGTTTGAACCCAAGACGCCACTAGTAGTCGATCGTGCCGCTACAAAGCGGGATATGACGGGAACTTACACATTGTCGTTTTATCTACGCGTGGACGCCGTGCCAGATATGCGTACGGAGGCTACACCCTTACTGACATGGCCCGGTATATGGAATCTAAACTACAATGCTGCACAAGAACAGCTGCAGTGGATCGTTAAACAGACACGTGGAGAACCAGAGAAAATGCTACTGAAGGGTATGCCACTCCAGAAATGGACCCAGGTTACGATCGCATTCGAGGGTCGCACATTTGATCTCTATATAGCCGGCAAGCTCATAAAATCACATACTTTGGATAATCTGCCACCGTCGGCAGCCTCTTCCATTACGATCGTGCCTGGTGGCATTTTGGGACAGATTGCCTACGTGCAGCTGTGGCCCCGGCGCCTCACAGTTAGTGAAGCGGGTGCAAATTTCACCGATACGTCAGATTCACAGGGCCGGCCATTCTTGGGCCCGGATTTTATATCTACATTGTCCGACATAAAGCTGCCGAATTTATTCTGCCCTGGAGGTATCTGTGAGGGGACACAGCCGACGGCTTGCCCTTCACAGACATGGGAGTTTCCTTATGCTTAGGAGCCAGCCAGACAAAATAAGCATAGAATGTAGAAGAGATGGACCAGGTAACTCAGTATGTGCGGGATAATTCTAGTATTATCAGTACCTTGGCCTTTCTGGCTGTGATTCTCGTAACGCTATATGTAGTTTATTCGTATTTGTATCCTGCAGAAGATCCGACCTATACGCAGTTTCTGCGGGGCGAGGCGGATGCACGGAAGCCTATAGCCATGGATAAGAAGAGAGTACCGGCCATCTTTACGGGTGGAGACTTCACGTTCAGCACATGGATCTATATCGACGACTGGAACCAGCACGCGGGTAAGTACAAGTTCCTGTTCGCCATTAGCCCCGATCCGGTGGATTCATCGTTGAGTGTCAGCCCGCTGGTTGGCCTACTCACACCGCTAAAGAATGGCCTTATGGTGCGTGCATCTACAGTCGGTGACAGGGCGGCGCCCGCACCTGGGCCGGCTTCTGCGATGGGGTCCGCCACACCGGATGTCACGGTCGAGCCGACTCTGCAGCAGCTCCTTAACGGCGAGACCTCTACAACGATGTGGGATAACACGGTCGATACGCCCTGCGATATCAAGGAGGTGCCTCTGCAGCGCTGGACAAACATTACGGTGGTGAGCAGCGGCCGTGTACTGGATGTCTATATGGACGGCAAGCTCAGTCGTAGCTGCGTTCTCAAGAATGTACTGGATGTACCCCGCGGCCCACTCCAGCTCCGCTTAGGCGGACGCCAGAGCTTCGGTGGTCGCTATTCCTCTGTGCAGATGTGGAACCAGCAGTTGACGCCCGATCTCATCTACGGCATCTACCAAATGGGGCCTACTCAAACAAAGCGCGATATCTTTACGGATCTCGCGAAGTATCTCAATCTGAACGTGACTTTCACGGGTCCTGCACCCGGGTCCACCACTCCATCTGGCCCTTCGACGGGCGGGTGCGATATGCCGAATCTCTCATATGATGGAGCGATGTCCGCATACAACACAGGTGGAAATTCACTTATGTCTCGGCTATAAAGATCCGGATCACCTCTCCGATTATCTCGACCCTCGACGGTAAATTGCCACCCTATCTTAGAGAATGGATACGCTAACCAGGGTTTATGAATTCGCGTTGGGCACATCGGCTATTGCCCAACTCTTTCAAGTGTTCATGATCGCATTAATCTCATATTCAGTGATGTATGCGTGTAAGGGTGTCATTGATGCTGTTCGTATCTATAGCGAATCTACGGTACCGCTTCTACCCTATCTTTATGACGGGCCACAGGTGGTCTTCCAGAATCCGAATCAGCAGGGCGCAAATACAATCTATCCCTCGGTAAATGCACCGAGTGGCTTGGAGTTCTCTTATAGCTGCTTTCTCTTTCTTAACAAATCGACTTTTCAGGGCAGCACGCCGGGTCTCCGTCATATCTTCCACAAGGGCTCACCTGTGTATAAGCCGTTGATGTGCCCCGGTGTCTTCGTGAAGAACAATGAGAACACACTGATGATCTATATGAACGAGGCCTCACGCTGGGATACGCACTGCGAGATACCTAACATTCCGGTGGGCAAATTCTTCCATCTTGCGATCATCGTGCGCAATATGTTTGTGGATATCTATATCAATGGTAACGTGGCGCACCGCATGGCGCTATCGTCGGTGCCGAAACAGAACTTCGGTGATCTCTATGTATTCAAGAACGAGTCGTTCAGTGATGCCGCGAAGTCGCCGGATCGCCCGTTTGTGGTTAACGGTGCGGCAACTGGTCTGATCAGTACGCTGACCTATACGGGATATGCACTTAACTATGAGCAGATTGACCGGATGGTGCGCGAGGGACCCTCAACGAAGCTCGTGTCAGCGTCGCAGAACCTCCCACCGTACTTGGCGGATAACTGGTGGGTGACGTATTACCAGAATTAGAACGCCTTTATAAACTTTATGTGTCTTATCCTACGAAGTATAAGACAGATGTCAGGCCGTTTAAACAAACCTCTAAGTGTGTAGAGGAATGCCAGGTGGAGGTCAAATCGGTATCGTTGCATTCGGTAATCAGAATCGGATTTTTAACGGAAACCCCGAATTCACGTATTTTTATAAGGTGTTCCGCAGTTTTACTCACTTCAGTCAAGAAAGCATCGTCATCACGCTGGATGGTCCTAACCAGATGATGATGGATACACCGATTAAGCTCCGTGCTAAGGTTCCCCGTTATGCCGATATGATGACAGATCTCACACTAGTATTTCAGCTCCCTGATATATATAGTAATATCTATCCGCCCGGTGCCACCGCTTATCCGCCAGGTACGACCGATGCATCGGGCATCCCAGCCTTCCGGTGGATACATATGTTAGGCCCGATGATTATTGATACGCTCAGCGTCTATGTTGGCGGATCACAGATCCAGACATTTCCTGGTGAATGGATCGCTATCCGTGCGGTTACAGATATGACTGCCGATCGCTATCTAAAATGGAAGAATCTCGTTGGCGATGTGCCGGAGCTGACAGAGCCCGAATGGGGGGTTTTCGGTCATTCGCCAAACTATCCTTTTGCAAAGGGTAGTTATCCTAATAATGTGTCATCTCCGAATGGCAATAATACTGCCCCGTCGATTTCTGGACGCGAAATCCGTGTGCCATTGCCGTTTTGGTTCAGCGAGAGCTGGGGTCGCGCTCTGCCCCTAGTCGGTCTGCAGCTGCATGAGGTCGAGGTACAAATTCAGCTGAAGACACTGCGTGAGATCTATCGCATTATGGACTTGACCTACCAGCAAGAACCGGTGCGCTATGGGCGCAAACTACTATACAACCCTCAGTATCCGACGAACATGACAGCGCCTCCTCCTACTCCTATACCGACTCCAGTGGTGCCACCGGCACCTGGACCGGCCAACAATAACCTAACACTACAGGCCAACTATAATACATGGTTCGATTCGAGTGGCAATCTGTCGCTAAAGAACTTCTATACGCAGGCTGGCTCCACTGTGCCGCGTCAGGATGGCTTCATCATGAATGCTTATCTTGAGGGAAATTATGTCTATCTGACGGCGAAGGAGCAGGTGATGTTTGCAGAGCGGGAGCTAATGCACGTGGTGCATCAGGTGCAGGTATTTAACTTTCCGGCGATCACGACACAGACGCGTCTGGATCTAGATGTGCATGGTCTAATCAGTCGATTCGTATTTTTTGGACGGCGTTCAGATGCGATTGAGAGTCGCAACGATTACATTAATCTGAGCAACTGGAAGCGTCTGAATCAGGCACCGTATTGGCCACTATCTGCACCAGCCCAGACACCGAATTCTGGTCAACTTATATCGTATGCCCAGCGGGATATCCTGCGTGCGGCGCGGCTCCTCTTGGCAGGCAATGAGCTTCAGCAGG